TCAAGCATTTTTACGGCGTGTAATTTCTTGGCATTTGCCTTTTCTTCCTCGGATGTGTCGGTATCTGACACATTTTGTTCTTTGGCTATGTCCTCGGCGGTCTTACGCTTCTTTTTCTTCTCTTCTGACATCTGTTTTATCTCTTCGCTCTTTATATCCGCCCCGGCTTCAACTGCTGCCGCAACTTCTTTTTGTGCATCCTCGGATAATCTACTTGTTTCATAGGCACTTGTAATTTTCATATTGCCTTTTTCAAACTGCTCTTTTACCTCTTCCGTGGCATTGTTGTTAATTGCTTCCAACTGTGCAATCTTGGTTGGTTTCTCCCCCAGGACTGCCGCCACATAATCCCTAACCCTTTTTCCCTCTTCCAGGACTAACAATTTTTCCTTTCTCGCCTGGGTCAATACCTCTTTCCAATCCGCCGCCTGGTTCATCAAATCGTAATCGGTCATTTTTCGGTTAAAGGTATTGCCGATTAGCAAGGATAATCTAAATTGCGTTTCCGTCATGTCCTTAAAGCGGCACGGGATGTTCTGCGTAATCTCCGTGTGTCCCTCGTTCTGCAAAATAACAAGGGCTTCACGCCGTCTATGTCCACCGGAAAGAAGATACTCCCCGTTTACCCGGCCAATGATTAACGGCTCTTGCAATCCGTCCATAAGAATTGATGTTGCCAATTCTTCCAAATCGTCCATGCTATAACGGTTGTGCTTCGTAACTTTGATTTCGTCCAGGTTAAGGGTTATTGCTTCGTAGTTGTCTACGCCCTCAACTGCTGCCCTGGTTGCTCCGTTCATAAGGTCCATAATATTAAAGCCCATGTTATCCCCTCTCTTTCTGCTCTGCTGCCATGTGTGGTTTATTCATGTATTCCAGGATGAAATTTTTATATCCTTGTGCCGCTCCGCTTCTCACGCAATAGGCTATTGGCGTTTTGTGGTAAAATGTACTGTCTTTTACTTTCTTGGAATGGCGTATGATTGTATTAAATACGGGCAATCCGCTTTTTTCTCTCAACCATGTTTCCGCCGCTTCGCTTGTGTCTGATTTCTCATAGTCCGTAATAAGCACCCCGGCAATGTGGGCTTTGCGGTTCAACTGCCTAACATTGTTTACCTGGTCCACCAATTCTTCCAATCCGTCCAGGGAATAGCAATCTAAATTCACGGGTATAACAATTTCATCCGCTGCCACAAGGGCGTTTATTACATTCATGCCTAAATCCTGTGCGTTGTCTATGATGCAGTAATCATAATTTCCAAATGGCGGCGTATTTTTTAATTCCTCAAATGCCCGGCGGTATCTGTCATGTTGTGGCGTTTCCGTGTCCGCCTTAATCTCCAATTCCGCCAACTCCATAAAATAATTGCATGGTACAATGTCCAAATTCTTAATTTTTGTGTGTCTTATGGTGTTTCCCTTGAATGTGGCATTTTTTAATACTGCTGCCGCCGGGCTTTCTGTTTCTCCCTGGTACGCGTCAAATAGGCGGCTTGCGTTCCCTTGCTTGTCATTGTCAAATAAAAGGACTTTCCCAGGCTTAACCGTTCCATGCTTCGATTTAAACCCGGTTGCCAATAACTCCGCCATGCTGACCGCTGTTGTGGTCTTGGCACATCCGCCCTTTAGGTTTAGTGTGCAAATAATTTTCATGCTTTGTTCCCTCGCTTTCTTTTTTGTGGCTTGCCTTTCGGCTTCTCGCCCTTTTTAACCATACGGGCGTATATGTAAAAGGCTGCGTTTACTCCGTTGTGCTTTACCTCTGCATCCAGGAACGTAAAGCCCGGATATGCCTTTTCCATTTCTGCTTGTAACACGCTACTATCAAAGGCCATTTTCTCCACCTTTGCTTTTCTGAATTTTGAGTAACTGCGTTTTGGTTCATCCGGTTTTTTCAAATTCTTGGACGGACACCAACGCTTTGTTCCGTGTGGGTTCTGTGTTATGTAGGTAGCAAGTCCGGTTAATAAAAAATTCTCGTCCGGGCTTATGTTCCTGGTGTTTGGTCTATCGCACTTTCCCCACATTCTTTCTAACTCGTCACGGTCTATTCCGCCGGATATGAGTAAATGAAAATGTGGGCGTGTGTATTCCTCAAATGCGATTATGTAAATATACTTTGCATTTTCTAACCCTAACTTTTTACGCTTGCGGTTTATGCGGCGTATGAAATTAACCACATCTTTTTTTGCATCCTCGTAGGTTTCCGGCAATAACCCATTATTCCAACCAAACGTAGCCCATATATCCCCTTTTCCAAAATTGATATTGGCTAAACGGATTAAATACCGTCTTGCGTTCTTATCGTTGAGGTTTGATTGTGACGGGCTTGTTTCTCTCTTCTTTTCCGTCTTTGGCATATCTGCTTTGAATTTAAAGGACGGGTACACCATACTTTCAAGCAATGTTGTGTTGCTCTCTGTATTGGTGCTTTTGTATGTGGATGTTCTGTATAGGCAGTTTACCCACCCCTCTTTCATCCACCTTTCCATTTCTGCTTCCTCTAACTTCTTGCACTGCTCCTTGTATGCTTCCTCATAATCGTAATTGTCATAATATCTTTTACCCATTGCCCCACCTTTTCACTTATCTATCTAAAACCCACCTATCCAGGCAGATATAAAACATATATTTCTATAATGGTTGATATGTTAAGGCCCATTACAAGGACGGCTAAACCCGGTTGCACTGTCAAAAAAATTAAAATCTACGGTCCCAATCTTCAAAAAGCCACGCCCACGCCTGGCGGACTTTCAAAAATCCTATGAACCATAAAGCGGCAAGCGTGAAAAATCCCGTTGCCGTAACTGCTGCAATTATGGTAATAATCCTTACAACCATGTAAAACCAACCTTTCCAATGCGGTTTCTTCCTATATATAGAAAAACCACATTTACAAACACTATATATTGTGCTATACTCTCTTTGTTGAGTTCCAACCCCTATTGTTTTAGGTCCCCACCTTTGCAATAGGGGTTCGCTTTTTCTATGCTTCCGGTATTTTTTCAAACTCTGTTTCGTAAATATCCGGTGCATATCTCATTAAAAGGCTTTTTGCTTCCTCTTCTGTTATGGCGTGTCCTACTTTCGTGTTGTAGTCCTCTGTATGTGTCAAAAGCCAATTTCCTTTTTCACTTCTCCACAATTCACAATCGTATGTAGTTCCTACTTCTCTGTTTCCGTAAATTGCCTTAACAAGTGGACTATTGGTTTCATACCATTTCTTCACATTCGCTATTTTCTTCATTTTATCCGTATCGTACTTTAATCCCTGGATAACAAACTTCATTACTGCACCCCTCTTTCCGCCTTTTCCTCGCATTTCCAATAATATTTATTGATAATCAACATTTCTTTGGATAAAAGCATGGATAACCCTAAAGGAACGGTTATAAATGCTATTGTTGCATCCCCCTCTAAAATCTTGATTGCTACGGCCGTGAAAATCAGCAATGCAACGCCGTTTAACTTCTGCATGGCAAAATACTTTTTTCTTTCCCGGCGTTCCCTGGCGGCTCTTCTGCGGCTTCTCTCCTGGTTTATGGCATCCGTGTAGCCTATCATATAGGCCCGGTCTAATGTTGCTTTATACAGGCTATTCTGTTCGCTTATCTTCTGTACTACTGCCGTCTGCATCATGTTGTGTTCCCTCGCTTTCCGCTTTCTCTCTTTCCTTTTGGTTTTCCTCTATTGCTTTTATTTCCTCAATATAGCTTTGGCTTATGGCGTTAATAAGTTTGTGTAATCCAATGGTTGCCGCTTCTATGCTTCTTTCCTTTGTCATTGTTTCAAATATTGATACCGCCGCCCCGGTTATCTGCTCATATTCCGTTCTAAATCCGGTTTTCTCTTCCTCTGCATCCAGGGTATTAAGAAAATCCGGCTTTTTCCCGGTAATCATTGCCTGGATGTAATACCCCGGCACTTCCGCATTGACCGCATTTGTGATTAACTCCGCTTTGGCTGCTTCCTTTACCATTTCGTAATAATCCGGCTGCTTTACTGTTACCGGGTTATCTGATGTAAAATTGTCCATAAATCCCATTTATTTATCCTCGCTTTCTACTCTTCTATCACTTTGCACTCTCTTGGATATACCCCTATTTCCCTTTTACCAACTTCTATATAGTACATTTTCGTGCGTCTGTTTCTTGGTGGTTCTGTCTCTCTTCTTGTAACCGTGTGTACGCTCCCTACTTCCGGCGGATTAACAATAGGTAACACATCTGTAATTTTGATTTTCATTATTTCACTCCTTTATTTCTTCCATAATCTCTTTTATTTGGTTCATGGTGCTTTCCACCTGGGCTATTGTCATATTCTTATCGTCTATGTAATAATCCGCATAGATTTTTCTTGTATCGTTGCCCCACCGCCTTATCTGCTCCGGTAACGGCTCATTCACGGCATCAAATATAAGCCCTTGCACTCTGCACCATTCCACGGCATTTTCCAGGTCTGCCCCGGCTCTGCTTGTCCACAATATTATTTGGTGTCCCTGGGCTTTTACTGCTTTCGCAAAAGCAACCATTTTTTTGTTTTGGGCTATGATTTCCGGAAAACGGGTAATAGCCAATGTGTCATCAAAATCAATTGCGTATATTGCCATTATTTGCCCTCGCTTTCTGCTGCCGGGTTAAGGCTCATTTCATATTTCATAAGCATAGCGGCCGTCTGCACGGCTTCACACGCAAGGTTAATTGCGTAATCTGCGATTTTAAGCGGTGTTATCTCTTCTTTCAGATAACAAGGCGTTTCTTTTCCTCTCACATCATCCCATAAGCACTTAAATGATGTTTCTAACTCTTCAAGGGCTTCTTTGCTCTCTTCCAATTCCTCATAGGCAACCGCCACGCCCTCATGTTTTGAGGTAAATAACGGGAATTGCTCATTTGCCCGGTTTAATTCTCTGTTGGCTGCTGCCGTGATTTCTTCTTTTAATTTCTGCATCATGTTGTGTTCCCTCGCTTTCTGTACTGCTGCACCCTAAACCATGTAAGGGGCTGCAAATTCATATACCGGTCTATCTGCTGCCGGGTTCATCTGCTCCGGTTTGGTATAAAGTTTTAATGTGATTGCCGGGTTTCCGTCTGCATCCGTTCCCCGTGGGTTGAAATTGTACTTAAATCCCAAATGGCTATTCATGGATGCACCTTTTAAGGTAAAGGCAAAATTACTTAATTCCCTTGCCCCGACCGTCACGCCCTGGGTATTTAAATCTCTCCACCGCTTAAAGGTGCTTTTGATGTGTTCTAAAAAATCCGGCTCAATCTGATTGTTAATAGGCATCATTGTTTTTTCCATGTGCTATTCCTCGCTTTCTTTGTTCTTGCGTGATTTTTCCAGGCACGCCGCCTTTGTATTTTCTCGTACCGCTTCAATAACCTTTGGACTTTTGGCATGTCCAAAACGGTAATTTCCAACTTTCCAATTTCTGCCACGGCTTATTCCTCACTTTTCAATATGATTTCCCGGTATATAGTCAACTGCAAATCCGAAAAACTGTAATTTGTTGTTTCTTCCGGGTGTAACGGCTGCATCAATCCCAATTCCTTATATTTTTTATGGGTTATGTCCACCGTTTCTTTTATCCGTGTGACCTCTTCCGCCATAAGTGCTTCATATTCTGCCATGTGTACCAAATTACCCAAGTATCCGGCAAATAGTTCGTTGCTTCCTTTTGTAATCCGTACACGGTTCGGGTCGGACATAACGGCCACAATATCCGCTAATGTCATACGCTGCACCTACCTTGTGGCTTCTACAATGGCGTTGTATAAATCCGGTGTTCTTTCTCCGGCTTCCAACCGCTCTTTTAATGGGGTAAGTAATGGATAAATGATTTTTCCCATATATCCGCCCGGTGCATATTTTGAAAGCATATCATTGACGGCGTTTTGTGCCGCTTCCCAATCTCTTAAAATCTCCGGTGCTTCCCCAATCGTTATTCCGTCCAATTCTTCTTTAATGTGCTTTGCAAACATCTTTTCTGTTTCATCCGTTACGCACGCACTCGCTACAATTCCACTATCAAGAAGAAACTGTAACATCCCGTTGGCTAATGAGTTCGGTGTTATGGTTTCCTCTGCCGGAATTGCGGTTTTAGTTGTTTCTTTCTGGCCTGCTGCCGCCTGGGCTTCTGCTGCCGCCAAAATGCTTTCCGCCGTTGGTTTCTCTTCCGGTTCATTCATCCCGGTAAAATTCTTGTTTTCCGCTTCCATGTTTTGTTCCTCGCTTTCTTCTGCTGCATAAATGCTTTTTGCTATCTCTTCCGCTATTGCGGTAAATACCGTTGTGGTTACTGCGTTACCAAATTGTTTATATGCCTGGCTATCTGAAACAACTTGTTTCCAATCATCCATAGGGAACGCTTGTAAAATTCCGTATTCTTTAGGGGTCAACTTTCGCACCCTCAACCGCTTTGTATCAAATATTTTCACTTCCCTTTGCCCCCCCCGGATGTTGTAAGGGTTGGTGCTATTCCGTCCACGGAATACACCCGGCGGCATTGGTCTTGTCCTTTTATGTCAAGCATCCCCACCATTTGGCAACCCTGGTTATTGGTTCTTTCCATTGTCTTGTTCCTTTCGCTTTTCTATCACTAACGGCGGTTGTTTATAGTCTGATGAAAGAAGAGTTGGTGCAACCGCTACAAACGTGCCGCATCCGTTCTTTTGTGCT